TGACGGACACGTTGTATCGGTCAAGGCGAAGGCCGGGCAAGTCGGGGTGGCTGGTGTTTGTCTGCGGAATGCCGTCGGCCAACAGTGCCGCCGCCGGGTTGATCGTGTCCACGACGAAGCGCCGGCGAGCGGTCTGCTTGCCCGCCCGGTTTTTGGTCCAGTCACGCTGGAGGCCGAGTTCGTACGCGGTTGGCACTTGTGACATATCAGCCGACCCCCTGCACGACGATCTGGTTCATGTTGGCGGCGGCGGTCATGCCCTCGATCCGCAACTGGCTTGCGAACTGGACCATCGACGCGGCCTGATCGGTGGCGAAGGCCCGGTTGGATTCCTCGCGGATGGCGCGGTAGGCGTTGGTCCACGACTCACGCGTCTGCTTGGCCCGTTCGTCCTGCTCTTCCTGATGCTTGCGGAGTTTGTCCCACCACTCCTCTTCTTTGCGGCGCTCATCTTCAATCTTGCGGGCTTGCTCGTCCGCAACGGCCTTGCGCTTGGCTTCGATTTGAGCCCGTGCCGTGTCAGCAATGGCCGCAATGGCCTCGTAGGTCTCAGCCTCTTTTGCGATTCTGTCGGCGTTGGATTGTTCGTTGAAGGCTTTGACGAGTGCGGCGATCCGCGTCTCTGCGTCGTAAGCAATCCGCTCCTCTTCAGTCATTGCATCACGACGGGCAGCGACGATGCCGTCGGCGACTGTTTTGGCCGCATTCACGCGAGCCTCGGCGGCGGCCTTGTCAGCGTCGATTTGCTCTTTCAGAAACTTCTTGAGTTCTGCTCGGTTCGTCGTGGTCTGTGCATCAATCGCCAACTGCCTCAACTGCTCTCGGGTATCTTTGAGATTGTCCCCAAGCAAGTTTCCAATTTGCGGCACGGTGTCTTGAATCAGATTGGTCAGCGGACGAAACTGCACCTCCATTTGATACAGTTTCTCAGTCACCTCATCAATCTTGTCGGCGATCTTCAGCCGTGCCGCGGCCTCATCCGTCTTGCTGAGCGTTTTGCGAAACTCCTCCGCTCGCTCGTTTGCCGTCTTGAGCCGATCAATCACGTACAGGCTAATCGACTCGCCGATCTTGTAAAAGATCGTGGCAATAGCGCCCACGGCTGCAATCTTGCCGATGAGCCCCTGCACCACCTCGATCTGCTCGCCATAGGTTTTTTTGACGCTACGCAGCCGATCGCCAAGTGCACTGGTAGCGGCCGCCTGCTTATTCGTCGCGTCCGTCGCCTTGTCAGCCGACGCCGCACCCGCGGCGTTCACGTCGCTGGTCGCCTTCGCCACGTCCGACTTGAGTTTGGACGTGTCACCTTCAATGCCGATGACTACTTTGGCGACCTCAGCCACGGGTGCCTCCTATCAGGCCGACGTGATCGAACCGGCGACGCGCAGCGTGCCCGTCACACGCACAACGTCATCGACCCGCCACGACAGGCCCAGCCGCGTCCAGAACGCCGGGAACGTGTGCGTGCGTCCCGTTGCGACCGTCAGCACGCACGTGTTGTCGGGAACGGCGTCGGTCGCCGTGATGTTCCATGTGGGCTTGGTGATGTTCGTCAGCGTGGTGCCTGCGTAAAGAAGTCCAGGGAATCCGGTGCCCGCTCGTTGCCCGAGGTTGCCCGACCCATTGAACGAGTACGTCACCTCGGAGAAGTCGCCCAGCCGCACCCGCTGCGTCAGCCGCGGCGTCGTGATGTTGCCCTCGAACTTCGGATCGTCGGTGCCAGCCTCGAACGCCTTGAACGTCGCGGCGGCCGCAGCACCAACGCTCGGCATGCTGACGTTCGTGGCATCGTCGGCCTTGCACGTCCACGTGCCGGACCACGTGCCCATGCCGCCGGGCATCCACGTCCGCCAGCCCGTCGAGGCCGATCCAGTGAACTGCGTGATGTCGATCTCCGGCCACTGAATGTCAAGCGTCCACGCGTTGACGTACTGCACGTAGCCGGTGGCAAACTCGACAAGTGCCGACATGGCCGAGGTTGGCGAGGTCCGCGGCCAAATGCCCGAGAAGTCGACCGTCGCATCCCGCAGGCCGTTGATCCGCTCCATCATGTTGACGGCGGATCCGGTCGCCTGCGTCACGTCGACCTCGTTGGCCGACACGTTGAGCGTGGCAAGGTCGGTCGTCATCCGAAGCGAGGTACCGAACAGGTACAGCAGGTCGCCGCTCGCCGCGGAGCAGGTCAGGTTGCCGGTTTCACTAGTGAGCGGGTATGCCATGGGTGGTTCTCAGGGGTTCGCGGCCAGTGCCGACACTCGGAACGTCGCCGTCATTGTCGCTTGGATCGAATGTTCGTCCGTCATCGTCGCGTCGTACGTTCGAACAAAACAATGCGACGCCTTGGCAGTGTACCCGTTGGTCGGCAGGACCAACAGGTGGCGGTGGAAGCCATAGGTCGGGATGCGGCCAGCCTGCAGGACGGCATTGCCGTGGAGCCGATCCATGACCGCCGTGATTCGGGTATTGAAGTCAGCCGACGAGGCGTAGTTCTGCACCTGGTCCCACACGGTGAACGTCGCCGTGGCTGTCCACTCGTCCGCCGTCAGCGAATGGTCCTGCTCAAGGCGGACGCCGACCAGCAGGTACGGGTAGGTGATCGCCGCGGGCGCGCCGAACACGCTGTACGTGCCGCTGATGATGTTCCACGCACTCGAGGCGTACAGCCCGCCGGCGCCGGTGTCGGCCTTCACGCGGTCGAAGATGGCCTGGTAGATGCTGGACAGGATCATGCGGGGCTCCCGGGTGCAGGCTTGAATGCCTTGCGGATGATGCTGCGGAAGCCTGCACCAAACGCCTTGACCATGGCCATTTGGTTGTTCTTGTTGGTCGCGGCGGGCCGCATGAACGGTCGAGGAGGCATCCGCACCGAACGCTTGAGCACGAACATCAACTCGCTTCTGGCGTTCTTGCCCTTGGTCGTTCGGAACAGGAACGCCACGCCGCGATTCGGACCCTTGCGGAACGTCAGGTTCTGCGTACGCAGGTCGCCGGTGTTGGATCGCATCTTGGCCGCGGCCACGCTCACGGGAATCGTCAGGTACTTCTTGGTCGTAGGCTTTAGGACGCCGCCCTGTTCATGGATGCGGGCGTACCTGGCGTTTGTCCCCACGATGGCCCGGCCGTTCTTTGCCGGCGTTGCCGTGATTGACCGTCGCAGGTTGCCCGTGACGGTTCCGGGCGGGCCGCCAACGGGCGACGGTTGAAACCACGAGGTCTTGGGAAACGACTGCTTGATAAACCGGACGCACTGCGTTGCGGCACGATCGACGCCGTGGTTGGCGGCCTCGCCGAGCAGTTGCTGCAGCCGTGGCTTGTCCAGTTGCATGATCGTCTTGGTCACGCGGAGGGCCATTAGTCTTGGTCCCTCTCAAGGGTGACCACGTAGATCACGCCCTGCAGGATCAGGTCTCGCGGCTGGCCCGCGACCCTGTACTGCACGCCGTTGATGATGACCTTGTCCTTGGGCGTCACGCTCCACGCGGCGCCGGCTGTCGTGACCGGGGCGGCGTACACCTCGAATATCTTGGTCGTGGTGTCGCGGCCGTAGACCAGACCATCCGCCGCCGAGCCCGGTTGTACGCTGCACGCCACCGAGAACGACGCCGAAACGGGACCACTTCCACGTGGTACGCCGTCATTCGCCGTCGACCATGTGGTGGTGTAAACGTCCATCGTCTGGGTCAGCAGATGCCACGGCGTGTTCGCCACGTCACGCCCTCCCGGTGTTGTACGCTCGCACGAGTTCGGCCTTGAGTTCGTTGGTGGCCTTCGGGTTCGCGTTCGTGTACGAGTACCCGCCGAGGCTTTCGGATTGCACGCCGAAGTTGCGGCCGCGGGCCGAATAGGCAAGGTCCGTCAGGCGGTAGCACGCCATCTTGAGGTCAGCCGGGATCGTCGCGTACCCGCCGGTGTACACCACCTGCACGTTGTCGAATCCCTCCTCGAACCATGGCTGGGTGGAGAACGTCGCCTCGACGGTGCCGAACGCAGTGACTGGGAACCGCGCCCGCTTGGGGTCGATGCGAGACAGCACGCCCGAATCGCCGTTGACGCGATACGTGTCGGAGTCAATGACGGTCGTGTCGCCGCCCGCCGTGTAGAGCGTGACGCTGGTGATGCTGGTCACTGGCCATTCGATGAGTTGGATGGTCTGCTCGTCGTTGCCGTCGTACCGCTCGGTGCGGCTCACGGACTCGAAGCCGTTGGTCAGGTTGCGGTCGCACCAGCGACGGACCTCCATCGACACCGCGTCCACCAAAACGGTGAGCAGGGCGTCCTGCGCGGTGCCGGTGATGCCCGCCCAGACCTTGTACTCGGCGATGCTGATGAGGCTGGCCATGAAGCCCGGCCCGTTGCTTTCGCCGCGGGCCGAGGGTGTGTGAGCGAGAGAATCAGACGGCCACGACCACGCGACCCAGCAGCGAGGTGGTGTTGCCGAGGCCCTGCGAAGCCGACCGCTCGACTTCGGTGGTGCCGGTCACGCCCTGCGCACCGTGCAGGCCGATCCACACCACGCCGTACAGCGTGGCGCCCGCACCAGCCGTCGCCACCACGCGGAGGTAGCGACGGAGCGAGCCGCCCGTGCGGAAGTGGAACAGCCAGCAGTCGTTGTCACCGCCCGCCGCCGTCGGCAGGGCCGTGCTGGTGAACGCAGCACCGGAAACATCGTCCCAGTTGCTGTTGTCGTTGCTGTGCTGGACCTTGAGCGCCGTCGCGTCGGCCGCGATGTTGCCGATGGTGACGATGGCCGCCGCTTCGCCCAGACCGCCAAGGGAGGTCAGGTCGAAGGCAACGCCGCTGTTGGTCGTGCCGTTGATGTCGAGGGGGCCACCGGT